CTTTACTCTTCTTTGTTGAATAAAGGAAACATAGTCCCTGAACACCTGAGTCTTAGTACCTCTAGGACCTCCCGTAAAAACAAAAGGGAAAAAATGAATACTAGCCTCTATGCACGCCATCCGTATGTCTTGTTCAATAGCACCACCAATACCAGTGGCATCAATAATAACACGCTCAGCACCCAGCATAACGGCAACGTCCATGATACGTCTACGCTGATATGGAATATCGTGTCCACCAGTTCTAGCGTTGATTTCTTCAATATAGACAAGTCGTGCGATATCTTCTCCAGCATCATCTCCCAAAGGTTTCTCCCGTCTCCATCCGGTAATAACAGTAGAGTTAATAGATTTACCAATGTCAACGCCCAGAGTAATCTGAGGACCATAATCTCTGCCCTGCTCAAGGGTATCGGGGGTATATATTTCGTAGTCATCAAAACATCCCTTTAGTTTTTCTGGGGTAAATACATTTGACACACTTTCCACAAACTCACATTCATATTCAGTTCTCCAGTAGATGGAATCTTCTCCCCATTCCATCATCTTATTTAACATTTCTTCTTCATTGTAAGGAGGGGAATATGCCTCTCCTTGGTCAATAGCGTCTCTCCAAGTGAAGACCATTCGTGTAAACGAATCCGCATACGCATCATCATACAGATAACGCCACATGTGGTTATCTTTTGATTTTGGAGTACCTAAGTTTATGAAGGGGGCCTTATTTGAAACTATCGCTGGTTCTACATTATCCACAAATAAACTGTCGTCAATGAGCGGAGACTCATCGACTATACATAAAGTAGGGTGTTGACCCCTGATAGACTGTCCTTGATTACTAGGCGCCAATGGAGCTCTTCGCATCATTGTGCCCCCTTTCAAGCGTATATGGGGCTTATTGTGAAATTTATAATTATCTACCAAGCTATCTAAAAAGGGATTGTCCTTAAAGTTTCTATATACGTAACCAAAGATTAATGCAGCTTGGTCCTCTGATGGAGCCAGTACAAATATTAAATCTCTGAACCTTTTAAAGAACATATAGATAGTTACAGCTACTGCTAAAGCGTATGATTTACCACTGCCGCGTGGAGCTAATATAGCCAACTTGCGTTGCTTGCCATTTGCGGCATGAGTGAGTGAAGCGATAATTATATCCATTTGAAGAGGTCTCAATTTCAAAGGTCGTTGTTTACCATCATAAAGATAAGCTTGACAGAAAGCCTCTACTAATTGTCGCATCTTCTTATCGCTTGAACGACAAGATTCGAATACCGCTTCTAGGTTACGCGTATCAAGTGCACCTGCACCACTAAGCGTCTTCTTTAAGTTCTTCGTCTCGTATCTCGTTACTGGTAGACTCATCTGCTAGGTCCTCCAAAAAATTAGCAAAAACTTCAGTCTTGCCTTCTATAGCTGTGGGTATCTGTATATTCAGAGCTCGGAACTCTGTATGTATGTCTTTAACGATTGCATTTCTTTGGCGCAAAAGCTCTGTTCGTAAGTTAATATCCCGAATATGTAAAGTAACTTCTTCCCATAGAATGTCTTCAAGAGCAAGATTGCGAGCCAGAAGACGGACAAGCTCTTTATGACGCGCATATTCTGCTTCTCCGACCCTCTGACTTAACCGCTGCTCGTATTCCTCTACGTTCAAAGTGCTTTGCCTTCGTCAAGGGCTGATTTGACTTCACTCTTAACCAATGCGGTTAATTTGTCGTCATTCTCATCCCATGCGGTTAGCAATACATTTCGAACCAAAGAGTCCTTTACGTGCTTCTGAGCTGCTTCATCCAGCTTATCGTATGCTTTCATCTGGAGCTTTGTTAGATTTTTCTCTAATAGAGCCGTTACTTCTGCTTCATTATTCTTTAAGTATTTAAAGACTAACGCTTTGACTGCTGGTATGGTATAAGCTGCATATGCACCTAAACCTAATACAAGAGCTGCTAATAGCATAAGCACTGGGTCATCCATTAGGCTATCCAAAAGCCCTGATTCTTCCACACTCTCGAGAAGTTCGGTTACATTACCGGACGTCTCGTTGTTTTCACTTGTTGTGTTGTTTGTCATATTTTCTCCTTGACTTGGGGGACTCCCAGAGGGCATATTGCGTAAATAATCCTGTGGAGCTTTGTCCCATTAAGGGAGCCCATAATACCCTATGTACTATCCCTATATAAAGTTTGTTCTAGTCCTTTACAACTTTAGTATAAAAGTCGCTGCCGGGCGCACGAGGAGCATCATCCATGAACTCAGCGTTAGGTGTTTTCATTACCTCGCTTCCATCCATGTACTCGAAATCCTTTTGTGGTACATCCTTGTATGATGTAATAGGTTTCTTGTAATTCAATGCAGCTATTTCTGCGTTAGTTGGTTTTGACATATTTACTTACTTCTCCTTCTTATCTTTTTTCTTGCTTGCTTTTTTTTCACCGTCATCGGTTTCCTTTTTGTCTGCTACCGGCTTCTTTACAGGAGCTGGTGCAGATGCTACTAATCTTCTTGGCATCTTTATACCTAATCCTTTTTGTCCTTTTTGTCCTTTTTGGACTTTTTTGCTGGCGCCGCTAGGAATTCCTTACAGGCTTGGCAATGTGGATTGCCTCCTAAAGGGACTCCGCAGTCGCACATTAATTTTTCTTCTTCCATATTTTTCACCTACTTTAATTGTTTGAGTTTATCGAGTAACTCTTCCTCATTTTCATGTTCGTGTTCTTCGTGACCATTCCTAAACGTGCCTTTCCTTGTCTGTTCTATTTGACTGTTCTGTTGAGCGGTCCATAACTCTAATACCTTATATATAATAACTAGCGCGGGCGAACCAATTATTAACAGAACCGATTTATACGATTCTATATCTTCTACTATTGATGGCTCTCTAAAAGCCATAGCAACTAAGAATATAGATAATCCTACCCAAGCCATTACAACTGGGGCTGCTACTAGCATCATCATGAAATTAGCGAAATTTCCATCAGGGGATGTTGCGTTTTTCTTATGATTACTCATTTCTTCTCCTGTAATAATAACTTAATTTCTGCGAGAGCTATTTTTATCATATTCATATCCTCTGCATTTTTTTCATGCCGAGCTCCAAATTCGTTCTTCACTTCATATAGTGAAAAAACCATAAAGCGATATAAGGCATAAATTGCTCCAAGAAGGAGTATTAACGGTAGTCCATAATCTTCGATTGCGACTAAAACATCTTCCATATTATCTTTCTATATAGCGCGCCTATATAAAGTTTACCCTAATCGAACTCAGGGAACTGCTTTTGAACTTCTAGCTCTATCTGGCCTTTGAGTTTAGAGTCTATATCTTTATAGCTTTCTTTCTTCTTCTTATATTTGGGTTCCCATTTAGGAATTACCACATCGCACGGCCCACCGTTATGCTGCTTATTAAACGAACACCACTTACAGAGATTCTGGGGCACCTGCTCATAGCGGTCCTCATATTCCTCACGCTCTTTCAAACAGTCATGTACCATCTTAATCAGGTCACGGGCTTCATCAAGCACGCTCTGTGTGACCTTCACGAAGAACGTGTCATCAAAGCGGAGATAGTTAACGCCCACAAATTTCGGCATTTCGCCCATCTCTAAAGTGTAGAGGAAAGCGTAGATAATCAGCTGGCGATAATAATCCTCTGGAAGGTATGCACCATAGCGCTTACTGGTCTTGTAATCCAGCAAGGTAGTACCACCGTCGAAATCATTACACACTGCATCAACGATGCCTATGACTGCGTAGTCTTTGGACTTAACCCACTTCTCAGCATACTTCGGAGCTACCGAGTTCCAAGCCTGATATTTGTTCTTGTATATCTTCCACTTGACCATCTCAGTTAGTTTCTTGTTAACAGTACCAACAAAATTCTGAAGTATATCCTCTGTCTCGAGATACATGGCATCCATCTCGGCCTTGGTATGTATTTCCCATAGCCACTTATGTTTGGCTATCTTCTCTTCCCAGCCCTTCTCGAACTGGTCCTGAATCCATGTACGGGGTGCTCCCTTCTCCCACGCCGTCAAAGACTTGAACTGCTTCTTGAATAGGTCCTCTAGAACTTGGTGAACTAGAGTCCCACGGAACAGGTGTATGGTCTTCTTCTCGGGTATCTTAGCTATGTACTTGTAGTAAAATTCGCGGGGACACTTCATGTAGGTATTGATTTTACTGGGACTGAGCCTCATAAAGGAGGGTTCCCAATCTATGTCGTCCTTACTCGCCGCCATGCCACTCACCTGCACTTCCATCAGTAGTCCAGCGCGTCTTTATTTGGTACTGCTTACCGCACGTTACGCATACCATTCCATAAGTCTTGACTTCCTCGCACTGGCAGGTATCAGGCTCCATATGGCACGCACAATCTTGACCACAGGGGGTCTCTGTTTTTGCTTGCTTTTTCTCGTTCATCGTTTCACCTTTTAGGTAATTACCATAAACACGACTCTCTATTTAAAGGTTTCGATGGGCGTGCGGAATAGAGCTTAATATAGCATATACCCTAAAGAAGTGTTAATAGTATATTAGATATATATAGCATCCAAAATTTAGCCCGATTTGTTTTAAGGGGTGGACGATAAAGAGAGGGGGTGCGTGACTTTGTGAGTAGACGGGGGGGGGTCTTTGTGAACCAAGGGATATTCCCTACTCTACGTAAGGGAAGATGAATAATAATAACATATAACCAAAGCTTTATATACTCTCTTGTTATGGGTATATTAGAGGTAAACAATGTCAGAACATCACTACGAAACACGTATTATGGAAGCATGGTATAACTACAATGGACCTTTGTCCTTTGAAGCGTTCTATGCTACATACATACCAGCCTAAGCCCCCTCCATATAGAGGTATAACCCCCCTCTACATAATAACAATTATGCCCTTATGCCAGCGTGAGCTATAGCTCGGGGTCCGCTCATACCCCTCCCCCTATGGCTCGGGCCCCGATATGGGGGGTCATAATTTACCCCCCCTCACCCAAAGTTATATATAGGCCTGTGTCATTGGTATATTAGAGGTAAAAGAAATGGATAATTATCAGAATTACTTAGCAGACGTAATAGTCATTATGTCTATCATGTCACGCAGATACGCATAAACATATAGCCCATATACCCATATAGGGGGGGTGGCCTATCGGGCCCCGGTGGCTATGTTACTATACCCCCATGGCATAGCCCTTTATATACCCCTATACATGGCAGTGCTAGAGGGATTTGAACCCTCGTCCTTAGGTCGAAAGCCTAAGATGCTGGACCAGCCTACACCATAGCACCACTTAATAACTCCAGAAACTAACAGAATCACCGTCATCTTTCGAATCAAAGCACCTGTCACATCTGCAATATTTTTTACATTTCATATTCTTTTTCTCCTATATTACACATAGCAACCAAGTATATAAGGGTATGGGTCATTTAGGTATATAAGCTCCCTCTATCCTTATATACTCCAATATACATCCCGCTCACGTTTTAAAATTCTGGACCCCGATTTATAGCCTTACGGCTCCTAAATCGTAAATGCAGATTCAAAACAAGCTTAACGCCCGTATTTCATTCTGTGTTGAAACAAATCATCCATACAGCTGTCACAAATTTTTTGCAACATACCTATACAGGTTGCTTCATCTTCACACCATGCACACTTAACGTATCCGATGTCTTTACCAAGATAAATCATGCTATAACCTCCTTTTTATTTATGCCCAAGCCGATTGCATCAGCTACTTGTTGCTCTCTTATTGGGCAGTTCCCAAATGCTACTTCCATACCCAAAGATAGGATGTATTCAAACCAGTTAGTCATATTGTGTTCACTCATTTTTAATGTTTTTCCTCTATATCTAACATAGTTTCAAA